AGCCGCGTCCCCGCACGGCCCCCAACGCCTGCACTGGTTGCCCAAAAGCCTTCACCCTCCCCATGATTGAAACTCGCGTCGCGGGAGAACGCCGCCAACACCCCCCCCCCCCCCCCACGTTTCTTCTGGCGCGACTACCCCCAGCGACACCGACCGACCTGCTCTCTCGTCGCCGCGTAATAACGAGTTTTGTCCCCTACGATGTTGCGTCATCAAAGGTTGATTGATCATGGGCGGCAAAGGTTCGGGCAGGCGACCGAAGCCCGTTGAACAGAAACTGCGTTTGGGCAACGTTGGCAAACGCAAGTTGCCTTCTCGTGCCGACATCGTTGCGTTGCCTTCTTTGTCGTCGAACATTCCCGAACCGCATCGGACGTTGGGTGTGTACGGTCGCGCGTTGTGGGATCGCGTTTGGTCGTCGGGGGCGGCGTGGTTGCGTCCCGCGCTTGACGGTGATCTTGTTCTCATGGCGTGTGAGATGACTGATGAACGTCAACAGTTGCGATCAATCGTGTTCACTCGTGACGGGGCGTGGCGTGAACGTCGCGCGTTGCGCGAGATTGATCGCCAGATCACTAGCATGTTGTCGCAGATCGGTTTCTCACCGACCGATCGCGCCACGTTAGGGATTGGGGATCATAAGCAACATGAGTTCAACGACATTCGACGCAGGATTGAAGCGAAACGCGCTGTTGCCAACGAATAAGTGGCGACCCGCTTACTACACGCCACGACGTTCATCGTTGACTGACGGTGACGAGATCATCGAGTTTGCCGCGCGTCACTTCATGGTGATCAAAGGGTTCAAGGCGGGTCAACCGTTGATGTTCACGCCTTGGCAGAAGTGGTTGTTGCGCGCATTGTTTGAGCGTGACGCGGTGACGCAACGTTTGCGGTATCGGCGTGCGTTGATCGGGTTGCCGCGCAAGCAAGGCAAGTCGTTGATGTTGTCGACAGTCGCCGTCTACGGGATGATCACGGGCGAGTCAGGCGCAGAGATCTATGTTGTTGCGGGTGATCGCGAACAAGCACGCATCATCTTCAACGAGAGCAAACAACAGATCCTTGGTAGTGCGATGTTGTCGAGCGAGTGCAAGGTCTATCGTGACGCGATCGAGATGCCGCGCTATGGGTCGGTGTTTCGTGTGTTGTCAAGCGAGTTCAAGGGGCAGGCGGGATTGAACCCGTCGTTGGTGTTGTTTGACGAGTTGTGGAATCAATCGACGAGTGATCTCTACGATCAGATGACGTTGGGTTCGGGTGCGCGTGTTGAACCGTTGGTTGTGTCGATTACGACTGCGGGATACGACTTGGACACGGTTGCGGGTCGTTTGTATCAGTACGGGAAACAATGTGCGGCTGGCGAAGTTGATGATGCGACGTTCGGGATGTGGTGGTGGGAAGCGTCGAATGATTGCGACGTGTCCGATGAACATGAATGGGCGATCGCCAACCCGAACCTGCGTCTAGGTCTCATCGATGTCGAAGACATGCGAACGGCGGTGAAACAAACTGACGAAGCGGCGTTCCGTAGGTGGCGGCTCAATCAATGGGTTCGCGCACAAGAGTCGTGGTTGCCCGCGGGCGCGTGGCAACAATGTTTGGACGTTCGATCGTTGCGCAATGACCTTCCCGTGTTCGTCGGTGTTGACATGGCGTTGAAGCATGACAGTATCGCGGTCGTGATCGCACAACCGCAAGACGATGTTGTTGTCACACGTGCGCGCATCTGGCAACCGCAGGACGAAGGCGTTGATGTTGCAGGTGTTGAGATGCACTTGCGCGCATTGCATCGCGAGTTCAACGTTCGCGAGTTCGTCTACGATCCCGCCTACTTCCAACGTTCGGCAGAAGCGTTGAGTGATGACGGGTTGCCGATGATCGAGTATCCGCAGTCGTCACAACGAATGATCCCCGCGTGCGGCAACGCCTATGACATGATCGTCAACAAGCGTGTCACGCACGACGGGTCGCCTACGTTCACGGATCAAGTGTTGTCAGCCGCGCAACGAATGACCGATCAAGGTTGGCGGTTGTCGAAAGGCAAGTCACGACGCAAGATCGACGCGTGCATCGCGTTGGTCATGGCGTTAGATCGGGCAACATCACGTCAAACGACGACAACTGCGCCTAGTATTGTGCGAGTATGGGAATGAACCGCGATCAAGTCACCACCGTTTCCGAAGTCATCGGCGGCGTTCTGCTGACGATCGGCGCGGGTTTGTTCGCAATCCCCGCTGGTTTGATCGTCGCTGGCGCGTGTTTCATCGTGTTGGGGTGGGCTAACTCGTGAGTTTGATCCGTCGCATCACCGAACGTCGCGCCTTGCCGACATCGATTGATCCATACCAGATCACCGCACGCCCGTTCTATCCCAACTATTCGGGTGAGATTGTCACCGAGTTGACTGCGTTCGCATCAACAGCCGTGTTGTCAGCCGTTTCACTGCTCGCGGATTCTGTCGCGACAATGCCGCTTGAACTGACGCGTCAACGTGCAGGTCGGATCGAGAAACTACCTACGCCGAGCATTCTGATCAAACCGAACGCGCATCAAACGATGTTTGAGTTTGTGCATCAAACGATGTTGTGTCTCGCGTTGCACGGGTGCGCGTACATCTACGCGCCGCGACGTGCGGGCGAGTTGCCCGCCGAGATGCGCGTGTTGCATCCGAACTTGGTGAAGAAGGCGATCATGTCCGATGACGGTGCTTCTTACGTCTACACGATCGGCAAGTTCGAGTATTCAAGTGATGATGTTCGCGCGGTGCATTGGATCTTGTTGCCCAATCAAGTGCGTGCTGTTTCGCCTTTGGAAGCGATGCGCAACACGATCGGGATTGGTTTGGCAATGGATCGGTTCTTGGCGCAGTTCTACGGTGAAGGCGCAACACCGTCAAGCGTGCTGGAAACCGAAACGACGATCACGCCCGAGCAGGCGCAAGTGTTGCGCGATACGTGGTCGGACGCGCACACGCAACGTCGTCGACCCGCCGTGTTGACGGGCGGGTTGAAGTGGCGATCGATCACGACGAGCGCGGCTGATGCGCAGATGTTGGAACATCGAGAAGCGGTGGTGCGTGACATTGCGCGCGCGTACCGCATCCCCCTTCACATGATCAACGGGTCGGGCGGCAACTCACAAACTTATCAGAACATCGAGAGCGCAGGGACGAACTTTGTGCGTCACACATTGTTGCCTTTCATGCGTCGCATCGAAGACGCGGTGAGTGAGATGCTTCCGTTGACGCAACGAGTCAGGTTCAACGCAGACGAGTTCATGCGCGCCGACGTGTTGACACGCGTGCAAGCGCAACAAGTGCAGATCATGTCGGGAACGTTGTCACCGAACGAAGCACGTCAACAAGAGAATCGTGAACCCTACGAAGGCGGGGACGTGTTCATGACACCAACGTCACAACAAGTCGTCGGCAAAGACGCGATCCCGCCCGAGCGTTGATCATGCCATTCGGGATCTCACAAAGTCAAGAAGATTGCGACGGTTGGGCGACCGTGAAACAAGAAGCGGACGGGTCGTTCGTGACCGTCGCATGTCACGACACGAAAGAAGGCGCGGTTGATCAGATGTTGGCGATCTCGTTCAACGAAGAGATTGAACCGTTGGGACAAGTCGACAAGTCGAACGACGATGACGACACGATCGAGAAACGCGATACCCCGTCACTTGTTGCGCCCGCGTTCATGGCGGCTTCGGCGCGACGCGGATTGAAGTTGCACGAAGAAGGACATTCGGGCGACGGGTTGATGCCCGCGACGGTGCGCGATGCGACACGCATGGCGAACAACGAAGCGTTGTCCGAAGACAAGTGGCGCAGGATCGCGCCTTGGATCGCGCGCCACATTGTCGACCTTGACGCGGTGCAAGGCGACGAGATCACGGCGGGGCTTGTGTCGATGTTGTTGTGGGGTGGCGGGTCGTCGAAGGAGAGCGCGCGACGCGCGCAAGATTACGCGGCGCGCCTTGTTGAACGACTTGATGACGAACAACGCACGTCAGACGTTGACAGCATCGCTAGTATGTCCGACATCATGACGACAGACGCGCGTTGGTGTTCAATCGGCACGGATGAACGCCGCATCGCCTACACAACGATCGACGTGCGACAGATGCAAGAAGGCGAAGGCACGACGCTCTACGGCTATGCGGCGGTATTCGACTCGCCAAGCGAACCGATGCCGTTTGTCGAGTATGTCAAACGCGGCGCGTTCGCGAACACGTTGGAACGCGGTGCTGACGTGCGTTTGCTGATCGATCATGAAGGCGTGCCGCTTGCTCGCACAACGTCGGGAACGTTGCGGTTGCACGAAGACGAACGCGGGTTGGCGGTCGCGGCTGACCTTGATCCCAACAACCCTGATGCGCAACGCGTCATGTCGGCGTTGAAGCGCGGTGACATGTCTCAGATGTCGTTTGCGTTCCGTTCGGTCAAAGACAAGTTCTCGGACGATCGCATGGTGCGCGAACTTGAACAAGTCGACTTGTTCGACGTAAGTGTCGTGACGTTTCCCGCCTACGAACGCACGGTTGCCGAGATCCGTTCTAGACAGTTGCAACCCGACCCGCGATCAGATAACCTAGTCGCGCAGACGATCGGTGTGAACGCGCGACGAGCGCAACTAGCAATCGAACGACTGAAGTTCTAATCGAAAGGAACAACACGACATGACATACTCGGACACACTTCGCGAGAAGCGCGATGCGGCATTGACGCAAGCAGACGACATCGTTGCAAAGGCGACCGCCGACGCGCGTGAACTCACCGCCGATGAAGACAAGACGATCGCAGACACGCTCGACGTGGTGCGCGATCTCGACGAACAGATCCGTCGTCATGCAGAACTCGAACAGCGTGCCGCGCAAGCAACCGAAGCACGCAAGGCGAACAACGTTGAACAAGCAGTCACCGCAGTCAAGAGCGAACCGCGCACGTACACCGCGCAGAGCGACCACTCGTTCATTCGCGACGCGTTCGCCGCGCAGTTCACCAACGACTTCGCCGCGAAGGATCGCCTTGCACGTCACATGAACGAAGAGCGCATCGAGCGTCGTGATGTCACGTCAACGAACTTCGCAGGACTTCTCGTTCCGCAGTTCTTGACCGATCTCGCCGCACCGTTCGCCCGTGCGGGTCGTCCCGTCGCTGATCGTGCGCGGAAGCATCAGTTGCCAGACGCAGGTCTGACAATCTCGATCTCGAAGGTGACGACGGGTTCAGCCGTTGCGTCACAATCCGAAGGTGCGGCAGTTCAGGAAACGAACATGGACGACACCAAACTCGACTTGTCGGTGATCACCGTTGCGGGTCAGCAGAACGTGTCACGTCAAGCCCTTGAACGCGGGACGAACATCGACACGCTTGTCATGGCAGATCTCGTGTCGGCGTACCACACGAAGGTTGACGACTTGGTCGTCGCTGAACTGTTCTCGTCTGCTGGTCAGGCGGTCACCTACACCGACGGGTCACCGACCGTCGCCGAGTTGTACCCGAAGATCGCTGATGCGGTGCAGAAGGTACAAACGACGTTCTTCGCTGGTCCTAACGCGATCATCATGCACCCGCGACGACTCGCCTTCATCTTGGCGGCTGTCGACACGACGAACCGACCGCTTGCCCTGCCCGCGCCGAACTTCAACAGCGTCGCGAATGGTGCTGGCGCACCGCAGTACGGCAACTCGGGCTACACGATCATGGGTTTGCCCGTGATCACCGACGCGAACGTCGCGACGAACAAGGGCGAGGGCACTAATCAAGACACGATCTATGTCGGCAACATGCAAGAGTTGCACTTGTGGGAACAAGGCAACGGCGACCCGATGATGTTGCGCTTCGAACAGCCGAAGGCGGCAGAACTCGATGTGACGATGATCGTCTACGGGTACTCTTGCTTCACCGCAAACCGATACCCGAACGCTTGGGCGCAGATCAACGGCACGGGCTTGGTCACTCCGACCTTCTAACGTGTCGCGCATTGAACGCGCGAACAACTAGGATCGACACATGAACAGTCACGTCGCCGCGCTCTTGATTGAACGCGAAGGATACGTCAGGCGCGGTCGACATGATCGCGTCGCAATGGTCGACGAAGTGTTGCGCACGCTCGGTCACAACGTTGACGACATCGAAACAACATCGATCGAACACGACGTTGAAACGACGACACGAAAGAAGTCGGGTCGCCGCAAGAAAGGTTGATCAATGGCAATCACCAACGGCTACTGCACGCTCAACGAAGTCAAGGCGGCGTTGCGGTTGACTGACGCGATTGATGACACATTGATTGAGAACTCGATCGAAGGCGCGTCGCGTCGCATCGACGGATACTGCGGAAGGTTCTTCTATCAAACGACGACCGCCGTGAAGTTCTTTGCGTCGAACCCGTATCGTTTGCCCGTCCCCGACATCTCATCGACATCGGGGCTGGTCGTCAAGACGGACGACAACGGCGACGGTACGTTCGAGACAACGTTGACGTTGAACACCGACTACTTGGTCGAACCGCTTGACGCGGCGTTGCAATCGCGACCGTTTCGCACGCTTACGATGATCGGCGGCAAGACGTTTCCGATCTTTCATCTACCGCAGGAAGCGGGTGTTGAAGTGACAGCGACGTTCGGGTTTCCCGCGATCCCCGACGACGTTCGTGAAGCGTGCGTGTTGTTGTCGATGCGTCAGTTTGCGCGCTACAACGCCGCGCTCGGTGTCATGGCGTTCGGGGACATGGCGGTGTCGGTGCGGTCGGTTGATCCCGACGTGCGCGACTTGTTGAACCCGTACCGCGTGCTTGGTGTCGCCTGATGCCCGCAACGGTTTCGCAAGTTGCGTCAGGATTGAAGACGCGTCTTGCGACCGTTTCGGGGCTTCGCGCGTTCGACTATCAACCCGAACAACTGAACCCGCCTGTCGGGTTTCCCGTGATCGAGTCGATCGAGTATCACGCGGCAATGGGCGGTGGGGATGTGCAGATGCGGTTCAACGTGTTCGTGATCGTCGGACGATACCTTGACCGCGTTGCACACGCGAACCTTGACGCGTACTTGTCCTATGACGGTGCTTCATCGTTGCGGGCGGCGTTGGAAGGCGATCGAACATTGGGCGGGGTTGCGCAAACGTTGATCGTTGACAGCGCGACAAGCATCAGCAGTTTGACTGTTGCAGAAGCCGACTTCCTTCAGATAGTATGCTCGGTAGTCGTTCACGCATAAGGACAAACAATGACCGCCTACAAGATCACAAGCGACATGACATCACTTGGCAAACAAGGATCGACCGTCAACGATGACGCGTTGGTCGGGTTGAATGTCGACGCGTTGATCGAAGGCGGTCACGTCGAAGTCGTGAACGTCGCATCAAAGAAGTTTGACAAGAAAGAGCAGGAATAACAATGGCGCAGATCGTTCTCACCGACGTGGCAGTCAGCATCAACTCAGTTGCGCTTGCATCGCGCGCAACGAACGTCGTCATCAACTACGAGAAAGAAGCGATCGAGACAACGGCGTTCGGGGACAACAGCCGCGCGTTCGTCGCAGGTCTCGGGAACATCACGTGCGACGTGACACTCAATCAGGACTTCGCCGCATCGAACGTCGAAGCAACGATCTTCCCGTTGGTCGGCACGACAACGACACTCGTGTTCAAGCCGACTTCGGGTGCGGTCGGCGCGACAAACCCTTCGTACACGATCGCTGGCGCGTACTTGGCTTCTCACACGCCGATCAACGGCGCAGTTGGTGAACTGTCGACGACCGAACTGTCATTCCAAGGCGGTACGCTGACGAAGGCAACAACCTGACATCAATGATCACACGAAAGGGGTCATGACGTGAAGATCAATCTGAAGGTCACGTACAACGACGGGACGGTGCGCGATGTTCAGGCGGTGTTCGCTGACTTCGTCGGTTTCGAGCGCACGTGGCAACGAAGTGTTGCGCGTTTCGAGACAGAGATCAGGTTGACCGACTTGGCGTGGCTTGCGTGGTCGTCGGAAACACGAAACAAGAACACCGACAAGAAGTTTGATCCCGATTGGATTGCGACGATCGAGAACGTCGAGATTGGCGACGTTGACGGTGATAGCCCTTTGGTGACGACTCAGCCCATTGGTTGATCTGTTCAATCGCGGTTGAAACGGGCATCGCCCCGTCGATGTTGTTGCGGGAGTCGGAAACGATGATTGAAACGTTGATCGCGTATCTTAGGTGGCGCAACAAACGATTGAGTTCCCGTAGGCGGTGATGACATGGCACGACAACCGAGAATCGCGGGACAGTCGGGGACGGGCAAAGTCGAAGTGATGAACTTGACCCCGTTCTTGCGTGAGATCAAGAAGGCGACCGACAAGGGCGCGGCTGATGCGTTGATCAAAGAAGCGAACGAACGTGTCGCGGCGATCGTCATTCGTGGCGCGAAGTCGTTGGCGACGACGAAACAGCAACGCAAGGCGGCGGCGACGTTGGAAACGTCGAGTAGTCGCATGGCGGTCAAGGTCGTCGGTGGTGGTAAGGGTGTGCCGTACTTCGGTGGTGCGAACTTCAACGCGCACCTGAACGAGACACGTTTGATCAAAGCCCCGAACGTTCGCGGTACGCGCGCACGCGCAACGCTCGTCCGATCGGGTGAGAACATCGACAAGGTTGCGCGTCGTGTCGAGTCGCAGTATGTCGACAGTCGGGGACGCAACATCGGGAAACGTGCGGGCGGTACACAAGTCGCGTTGGCGCGATCAAAGTCGGGCGGGTTGCGGGCGATCAAGGGTTGGAACAACTTCACGGCGAAGGGGCAACGTCCCGTCGCGTGGGTGAAGAACAAAGACAACTTCGTCTATGCGGCGGTGACGATGTTCTATGACGACATCGCGAAGTCGTATCAGAAGTTCATTGATGACAACATGGGCGACGCGTTCCCCGACTGAGAGTACGATTGACGCGTGGCACGCGAACGCAAACTTACTCTCACGATCCTTGGCAACGCCAAAGGTGCGCTGTCGGCGTTGTCGGGTGTCGGTGATGCGGGCGACTCGTTGGGATCAAAGTTGGGGGGATTGACAAAGAAGGCGGCTCTTGCGTTCACGGCGATGACTGCGGGCGCGGCGGTTATGGGCAAGAAGTTCGTTGATGCCGCATCAGACCTTGAAGAGTCGATGTCGAAGGTCAATGTCGTGTTCGGTGACTCAGCGAAGGATGTGCAGGCGTTCGCGAAGACGAGCGCGGCATCGTTGGGACTCTCGCAACAGAAGGCGTTGGAAGCGGCAGGTACTTACGGCAACCTGATCAAAGCGTTCGGGTTGACGAATGAACAAGCGACCGACATGTCGGTCAACATGGTGACACTTGCCGCCGATCTTGCGTCGTTCAACAACACGTCCGTCGACGACGCGTTGCTCGCGTTGCGATCGGGTTTGTCGGGTGAGACAGAACCGTTGAAACGGTTTGGTGTCGCGATCAACGACGTGCGATTGAAGGAAGAAGCGTTGCGCATGGGTTTGATCGAGAACACGAAAGGAACGTTGCCCATTGCGATCAAGACGCAAGCCGCCTACGCGTTGATCATGAAGGACACGGCGTTGGCGCAAGGCGACTTCGAACGGACGAGCGACGGTGTGGCGAACAAGCAACGCATCATCGCGGCGCAGTTTCAAGATGTGTCGGCGCAGATCGGAACGGCGTTGTTGCCCGCGTTCGGCGCGTTGTTGGGTGTCGTGTCAGACAACGTGTTGCCGTTGTTGGCGGGTTTCGGTACGGCGATGCAAGAAGGCGGGTTCGCGGGCGGGATCGACTTCATCGTGAACAAGGTCAAAGAACTTGCACCAAAGATGTTGCAGGCGTTCGTCGACTTGATCGGTCGTGTCGGTGAATGGATGTCGACGGAAGGCAAAGCGTTGCTCATTCGTGCGTTCAACTTCTTGTCGAACGTGTTGACGACATGGGTGTTGCCCGCGTTGCCGAAGTTGTTGACGCAGGCGTTGGCGTTCATGCAACGTTTGATCGCTTGGTTCACGTCGGACGGTATCGGGTTCGTTGTCAAGGCGGTGTCGCGTCTTGGTGATGCGTTGATCGGGTGGATCATGCCGATGATCCCGAAACTGCTTGACAAGTTGAAGGAGTATGCCAAACAGATCGTCACGTTCTTGCTTGATGTCGCGTTGCCGAACCTTGTTGAGAACGTGCAGAAGTTGGGCGACAAACTCGTCGGGTGGATCGGGCAGGCGGCGCGCGAACTGCCGCATCAACTCGTCACGTTCTTGGGCGAGTTGGCTGGCTGGCTACTTGCGAACGCTGTTCCGAAGTTGATCGAACTTGGCGGGAAGTTGTTGTGGTCGATGACGAAGTGGGCGTTCTCGTTGGGCAAGGACTTGATCATCGGCATCGGTGGCGCGATCGTCGCATTGGTCGCCGCGTTGCCCGACTTGTTCGTCGGGTTCTTCGTAGGGTTGGGCAAGATCGCGGTCAACGCGGTCGGGTTCTTCGTTGACAAGTTCAAGGTGTTGGGTGTCAAGATCGCTGAACTCGCGGTTGGTGCGGTCAACTTCTTGATCGACAAGTTCAATGCGATCCCGTTGATCCCGAACATCGACAAAGTCACGCTTGACACCGAGAAACTGCGCACGTCAATGGGTTTGACCGCGAAGGATGTTGCGACGGTTGCAACGACGTTCAAGCACGCCGATCAATCATCGAAACGATACGCGACCGAGTTGCGTGATGTTGCGACACAAACAAAGGGTGTCAAACAGTCGACCGACAAGTTGAACGAGTCGTTGGGCGGCGGTGGTGGCGGCGGCGCAGGCGGCGGCGGTGGCGGTGGTGGTGGTGGTAAGGGCAAAGGCACGAAGGACGCGTTGAAGGAAGCACAAGAACAGTTGAAGAAGTACACGTCGGCGTTGCAAACGAACGAAGAACGCAGTCGCGCCGCGACGCAAGCAACGAAGGACGTTGCGAAGGCGAAGAACGCGTTGCAGGTTGCGGTGACGAACGTTGACAAAGCGCAGGCGCGTTTCAACATGGTCATCGGTGGTTTCCCGAAGTCGAGCAAAGAGTCGATCGAAGCGACGAAACAACTTGAACAAGCGAACCGTCGTTTGCGTGACGCGAACCTTCGCCAAGAAGAAGCGGTGCGGAACGTCACGTCAGCCGAGAAACGTCTTGCCGATCTGCGCGCCTTGACCGCCGATCCCGCGAATGTCGCGGACGCGGAACGGGCGTTGGCGCGATCAAAGTTCAACGTCGAAGAAGCAAACTTTGCGTTGATCGATGCGGAACGCGAACTTGCCGAGTTGCGTGCGCAACCCGACGCGAACCCGACTGAGATTCGACGCAAAGAGATCGCGTTGGAAGAAGCGAAGTTTCGTGTCATCGAAGCAACGATCGGACAACAGAAGGCGACGAAAGACCTTGACGATGAACGCAATCGTGCCGCAACACCAGAACAGATCGCGGAAGCGGAACGCGACTTGGAAGCCGCGAAGTTGAGTGTTGTTGACGCGATCGACGAAACACGCGACGCGACGCTCGAACAGTCGTTGGCGCAGGCGTTGTTGAACGAGATCACAAACGGGGCGACGGAAGGATCGGAACGATACAAAGACGCGCTTGACACGTTGAACGAAGCCAAAGAGAAACAAGTCGAAGCAAGCGATGCGGTGCGTGACGCGATTGATCGCGAACGAGATGCGATGCGTCAACTCAACGAAGCGCAACGCGAGTTCATCGCATTACAAGCCGCAATCCCCGAAGCGATACGCAAACGCGCAGAAGCGCAGTTCAACGCAGTCGGACAGTTCCCCAGCGAAGCGATTGCAGGCACAACGGGAACATCGGGCGGCGCGGGATCGATTGCACAACCGAACGCGACGAACGGTGACACGAATGTCAACATCAACGTGACATCGGGCGCGTTGTCGACACCCGCCGACACGGGCGCGGCGGTGATTGACGCGCTCGATGCTTACGTGCGCGCAAACGGCAGTATCCCGATCAATGTCGGTGCGTTTCTCGGCGTGATCTAGTCATGGCGACAACGCTCGTCTTCGGTGAACAGATCACCGTTCTCGCCGCGCTCGGTTTCGTCGTGCGCGAGTTCACGCTAGACACAAGCACGTTGAACGGTGACGACGTACTCGACGGGACGTTGGAAGGCGTTGACATCTCGCCTTACGTGCGAAGCATGTCGATCAATCGTGGGCGATCAGACGCGTTCTCGTCGTTCAGGGCGGGGTCGTGTGTCGTCGTGTTGAACAACAACGATCGACGGTTTGATCCGATCAACGAAACGTCACCCTATTGGGATGCAACCGAGAACAAGTCGGGTGTGACACCGCGACGACGTTTCCAAGTATTGTCAGGCACAACGGCATTGTTCACGGGAAGGATCACCGACATCGATGTCGAATACTCGTTTGATCTCAGCACGGTGACGATCACGGCGGCTGATGACTTCGTGTTGATTGCGAACACGTCGATCGGTACGGCGTTCACACCGAGCGCAGAGTTGTCGGGTACACGTGTCACGAACATCCTTGACTTGCCAGAAGTCGACTATCCGACGACGACGCGTGACATCGACGCAGGTGTCGCGACACTTGGCGCATACCAAGTGGGTGCGAACACGAACGCCGCCGCCTACCTGCAACGCGTCGCACAAGCCGAGCAAGGACTGTTCTTCTGCGCGGCAGACGGCGACTTGACGTTCACCGATCGCGCAACGTCATCGTTCGCGACCAGCGTGGCAACGTTTGCAGACGACGGAACGGGCATCAAGTATCAAGGCATCGAGACAATCTATGATCAGAAGTTCTTGTTCAACCGTGTTCAAGTGACACGTGAAGGCGGCACGGTTCAGGCGGTTGACGATGCGACATCGCAAACCGAGTACGGGATCGCGACGTTGACGATCGACAACACGTTGTTGGGTACTGACACGGCATCGTTGACGTTGGCGACCGCGTTGCTCGACATCTACAAAGAACCCGCCTACCGTTTCGACAACATTCAGTTGGTCGTTTCGGCATTGACGAGCAGTAATCGAAACACGGTGTTGGGTATCGAACTCGGTGATGTTGTGACGGTCACCCGCACGTTTGCGACGGGTAGCCCCGCGTCGGTTTCGGTCGACTATGGGGTTGAACGCATAGGTCATCAGGTGTTGCCCGATCGACATGTCGTGACGCTCGGTTTGTACGTTGCCGACATCGTGTTCCCGTTCGTGTTGAATGACGCGACGTTCGGCGTGTTGGATGCCGACAACGCCTTGACCTGAGTGGTAGGATCGTAGGCATGGCAGGCGCGGGATCATTGTTGTTCACAAGCGGGCAGGTGTTGACAGCCGCCCAAGTCAACACCTTTCTCATGGATCAAACGATCATGCGGTTCGCCACGACCACTGCACGCGACAACGCGTTCGGTGGGGCTGGCGAAGCGACACTCGCGGAAGGCATGTTTGCGTACATCGACGCAGACGACTCGCTCTACTACTATTCGGGTGGCGCGTGGGCAAAGTACGGCATCGTCAACGACTCCGATCAGTTAGTGTTGGGCGCGGCACTATTCGCGTGAAGGATCAACGACATGGCAACCTATAGCAAGATCAAACTCGGCGGTTCGACGGACGGGCGACTCATCAAGGTCGCGGCGACCGCAACGGCAGGCACGACGATCCACACGGGTTCATCGACTGCGACGACGATCGACGAAGTTTGGATCTACGCGGTCAACTCGGACACGACCGATCGCAAGTTGACGATTGAGTACGGTGGTACGTCATCACCTGATGACTTGATTGAACAAACGATTACCGCCGAGTCGGGATTGCTTCTTGTTGTCGCGGGTTTGATCATCGTCGGCAACGCGACCCCGTTGATCATTCGTGCGTTTGCCGCAACAGCGAATGTCGTGATGATTGGCGGTTATGTGAACCGCATCACCGCATAGGCGGCTGGTAATGCGTTTCGGTGAGCGCACACGCTCAGGCACAAGAACGAACACTTGGGTTCAGCGACCAACTGCTGGCACAGGCTACGGCGTGGCAACAGGCGGCTCATCGTCAAGCATCACGGTTGATAGTCAGAACTACACGCTTCTCACCTTCACCAGCGACGGCAACCTTGTTGTTTCTAAGGCTGGTCTGTTTGATGTGTTGTTGGTCGGTGGTGGTGGCGGTGGTGCTGGCTCTCATCAGTCTGCGGCTAACACG